CAACTCTCATTACGACGAAATAATGAAACAAGTCGCAGCCGGTGACTTGACAATCGTTGACGCCGACTGATGAAGCTGGCGATGGAACCCGTACTCAAAACCCAGATGGAACTCGAAGCGCATGAGAAAGAGTGTGCGATTCGATATGCGGCTGTCCAAGAACGACTCGACAGCTTGGACAAGCGCATGTGGCGTCTCGAAGCGATGATCATGGGCAGCACGATCTTAGTTGTGGCTATGGTCGTCACAGTATTTATGGGAATTAGGTAATTATGGCAGCAATCACAACAGATGATCAGCTAACTTCCGAAATCGGCAAACTTGCCGGAACTCCGCTGCCCGGGGTAGCACCTGTAACCACCACGGTAGGCGCAGGCGAAGATATCTCAGCAACCAGTGGTCAAATAGGCACCACTCCTGATCTGACAGCCTCACAAGTTTCTGAAACAGGCTTGACGCCTGTCACGCCAACTGCCCCTGCAGCGGACGTAGGACAGGTTGCCGGGATAACGGGCATACGAACTGATCTGGAGGAACTGGGAGGAGCGCAAGCCGCACAGCTAACGCCAACAGGATCGTATGTTGACATGACGGGTGTCGAGGGCACCGTGTCACCGGGAGCAACGGCAGAGGCCGCACAGGCTGAACTCGATCCTAGAGCCACCGTCCAGTACCAGCTTGGCGAGATCATGTCGAGTCTTGAGTCTGGCGGTCCTATGCCAGCCTTTGCGGCCCCTGCGGTTCGTAAGGTAAACGCTGTCATGCAGGCTCGGGGTCTTGGTGCCTCGTCGATGGCAGCGGCAGCTATCACGCAGGCACTCATGGAGTCTGGCGTACAGATTGCCGTACAGGACGCTAACAAATACGCTGCAGTACAGCTACAGAACCTGAACAACCGTCAGCAGACGGCCCTTGCAAACGCCGCAAACGTGGCTGCAATGGACAAGGCAAACCTGTCTGCGAGGTTGCAGGGAGCCGTTACCGAGGCGCAGGCGCTACTGTCTGTAGACCTGAAAAACCTTGACAACAAACAAAAAAGTGATACACTGACATACAGTGCTTTGACGCAGGCCCTGTTCAAGGACGCTGCGGAAGACAATGCCCGTCAACAATTCAACGCTAAGAACCAGTTGCAGGTTGACGAATTCTTTGCAGAACTAGGTTCGCAGGTCGAGACCGCTAACGCTAATCGGGTTGCGGCGATGCGGCAGTTCAACACTTCTGAGTCGAACGCTATGAAGCAGTTCAATCAGCAGGTTACTGACGCCCGTGACAAGTTCAACGCAAACATGCAGTATGCTGTGGATCAGTCGAATGCCGTGTGGCGCAGAGAAATTAACACCGCGAACACGGCGACACAAAACGAAACAAATCGTATCAACGTACAGAACCAGTACAATGCCACGCAAACAGCCATGAACCAGTTGTGGCAGTTCTATCGTGACAACGCATCGTGGAACTTTCAGAAGTCAGAAAGCCAGCTAGGTCGTCAACACGACATCGGCACAATGGCTATGCAGTTTGCGAACTCGACAGAAATGTACGAAAAAGAACAGAAAGACAAGGTTCTTTCAGGCATTGGTAGCTGGCTAACTAGGTGGGCAGCAACGAGTTAACAATGGATTTTGCAAAACTTTGGAATACTATAGAAACTTTCGTAGACCCTGTTGCTGATTTTTTGCTTGGGGAAGATGTCTACGATGACGACGCTGTGAACGTAGCTAGTAAAAAATCACGTTCTGGCGGGTTCTTGGGTGATCTTCTGGGCAAGGGTGCAAAAGCATACATTGACTTGAAGGATTCTGAAGATGATCCTAATTTTGCTGCCACACAATTTCAAGCTCCCAAAATAACTAGATACAGACCTACCCCTCCTAGTAGTCCCGGAGGAGCCACCCCCATGCGAGGTCCTGTAGGTTCTACTGATCCACGTGTGCAGCGTCTCTTCCAGAACGCGAGACGAGGACGTGCATATGCCAATCCTGATATGAACGCATTTGGTAGAAACGTGCGCGTTGCTATGAATTTGCGACAGGGTCGTCTTACACAAACTGTAGAAAAGGCGTCCGTACCGTCTGTAAAAGAGGCCGCTCCAGCACAAGTTCGTAAACACTCAAAGGATGTGACGTAATGTCTGAAACAGATGCACAGGTTCGCGGCAGAGGTTCCATAGAAAATTTAGACCCCTTTGCATACGCTCCTCCGGGCCACTCCTTGACCCAAGATAATTCTCGTTGGCCGTGGGGAAAACCACCCCGGGATGTCGATCCGGAGAAAGCACTTAGTCGTGCTTTGGATGGTCTAGAAAAACCTGCCGTCATGGAGGAGATGACAAAACTTCTTCTTGTCGGCGTGTCCGTAGAAACTCTTGTTGAGGGCTTTCTTCTGCAAGGCTTTCAAGAGGGTAAATTTACACCAGATGTTGCGGTTCTGATAAAGCCTGTTCTCGCTCTTATGATCGGAGAGATGGCTGAAGACGCTAATATACCGTTTCGTATGTTTGAGAATGACAATGCAGGGGAGGAGGGCAAGATGGACGAGCGAACCTTCTTCCGTATGATGAGAGAAAATAATCCGCGCATGTTTGAGTATATACGCGAAAAGGTCAACTCGCAGATTCGTGAAGGAAACATACCCCGCGAACCTGAAGAAGAGACCTTCCTTGACATGAAGGGAGATCAAGAATGAGTTTCTTGGCATTCATAGGCGGGTCCATAAAAGAACTCAACTTGATTGAAAAAGAGAAGAGGGCTGCTGCGGCCAAAGAAGCAGAGGCTGCGGCTGAGTACGCTCTGTTCGAAAGACAGGAGAGGTTTAAGTCCGATCTTACGGAAGGCCGCAGTATAGCAGCAGGTAAACGCGAACTTGAACAATCTAAACGGGCTGATGTAGCCGAAGCTCTTCAGCAGGCTTTGGAAGACGGCACTATCACGCAGGCAGGTCTCGGAGCCATCGGAAAGGGCTTGACCACCTTTGACCCTTCATTCATCGATCTTACTAAATCTGCTTCTGCCATCGAAGCAGCCGCCACAAAATATGATGTGAAAGGCGACACCGGTACTTTTACATGGAATTTAGCAGCAGAATTGGAGTACGGATCAGGTGGGAGTCCGTACAAACGCGCACAAATCTTGTGGGATAGCTGGAATAAACAGTTAAGCACAGAACAGGGCTACAGGGATGCTCTGGATTTTTTCAAGGATGATGAAACTGCTCTCAGAAACATGGAGAGTCTAGTTAAAAAGAATGAAGGCGCTCTGCGTGTAGGCAATATCAACGCACAAAAAGCTGCAGGAGTAGAACAGACCGGTCTTAAATACATTGACCTTACAGAAAACTACACGAATGCAGCAAGGCTGTTCGACGAGCTTGGTTTTAAAAACGTAGAAGAACTCACACTAAAGGAAATCGGTCAAGCGATATACGATGTTGCAGATGACGAAGAAGCTCTGTTGTTTCCCACAAGGGACACATCAGAGGGAGGTCTGGTTGGCGGCATTTTCATACCCGTTAAAAAAACAGACATCACGCACCTAGAAACTATGGCTACGCGAACTGGCTACGAGTCTGCACAGCAGATGGTTGCAGCGTTCAACTACCGTGCCGGTGAACGACCGGAGGGTATGAGTGATCAACAATTTGCAAGTCAACAGAATGACGTGCTTTTGAAGGCGGTCCAGCTAGAGCGAAAAGGCTATGGCGACATGCTTGCAAATCCCGCTCTGATGGACGGTGCAGATGCTGCAAATTTTTACAACGACCTGAATAAGACCTTCAAGGGGGACAAGCAGGCAATGGCACAGGCCGTGTCTCTGCTAGTGAAAACACCCGAGGGAACCTTTGTGAAAACTCGTAGATATCGTTACTCTGGCAACGTCAATCAAAAGACACAAGCTATAGGGACAGGCGCTGAGTTTGTTGAAAAAGTTACTGGTCTCAAGGCTGACGATTTCAATGAAGGATTCAAGGCACAGACAGAGGCTGTTGACTACTTAGATCGTCTTATTGAACTTGAAGATGAGATAGGTGAACAGGTTGGCACTGGCTGGATTAGAAATACGGCTGCATTCTTCGCCCGCTTCGGCATTCAAATTGCACAGGGTCCGCAAGCTATCGGCGCACTCTTCGGTGCAAACGAAGACTTCGCAGCCACCGCCCCGGGAACTAATCAGGCTGACCTACAGGCAGTCGTGAAAAAAGTCATTCCGGGCATCGACCTAAATAATATTTCAGAAGCCGAAGCTATCCGCCTTACCTTGGCGGCTAAGATGGCCCGTGCTGTCGATCCGTCAGGACGCTTGTCAAACCAAGACTTCGAGATTCAACTTCGTAGACTTGGAGATGCCGCCTTTACAACTCCGGGCGAAATCAAAAGAAAACTCACAATGATTAAGAAAGAGTTTGAGTCTGACTTAGAGTATAAGAAAATGCTCAAGCGGGTCATGGACGATCAGTCTAAGCTAACGCCACAGGTTGCTCGGACAGTTCAGGCTCACATCAAAATCAGGCAGCTAGAAGAAGGTATGTACGGGACTACAGGTCGAGAGGCCGTTGTTCAACAACAAGAAGAAGCTACTGCCAAAGTCACCACGACACAATCCGCACGAACTCTAGACGGAAATCCCCTGTATAAGGGTTCAGACGGTCTTTACTATTTGGACCCCGAAGCAACTCAAGTCGTCCCTGCAGACAGGGTCAAGGATATTAAGTAAATGGCACGACAGGTCACGGTAGAGGAAGTAACTGAGAAGCCAACTGGCGGCGTCTTCCCGCCTAGTGAGGGCGGTGTTGTATCCGTAACAGAAGATGGCGGCGAACCTAAACCCGTAGGTGAAGTTCCCCGAAAAGCGGCTGCACCTCTGCAAACAGACGTTGTTCTTAGTCCTGATCCTGTACTGGGCGTATCTACGAAAGTAGTCCCCAAAGGTGACGTGACGCAAGCTGCGGGAGAAAGTGTTGCCAGACAGGTTGCGCCATCCTTCGATTCGATTCTGGAAAGCACTACAGATACGAATGAATATATGCGCCTTCTGTCTTTACAAGAGGACGCAGAGGCTGGTGATGCTGACGCCCAGATGAGGATGCTATCCTTGACGGAAGGCACAGTTCCTCCGGGGGAAACGGTCAAGCCGTTCACTGAACAGGTTGAAGGGGCCGCGCCCGGGGTAGTTCAACCTATGAACCGTGCTACACTAGAGGCAATGTTTCCGACGCTTGTCGATCCCTTCGAGATAGATCAGGCACTCCTTGTAGGTCAACAACAGATTACACTCGACAATATGCTGCGGGAAACAGTTCCGGATGCGCGGGTGCGGCAAATTCTTGTAGAGAACGGTCTGGGTAACTTTGGCGAAGTTGTAGGAGGAAGAATTGCGGAGGCAGGGCGTGGTGGTGCCCAATTATCTGCGATGTTGACAAGCACATCACCTCTAAATACGGCTGCGTATTATGGTGGTCTTGCTTTTCTTGATTGGTACAACGGTAGAGCGTCTAGCTTTGGGGCTGCGTACGCTTCATACTCTGCTGAAATACAGCGTGACAGTGAAAGAAATTTAGATCAACTTCAGGTGTTCACTGATGCAATCGGACTGAGCGGTCCCACTATCGGTCGTGCTACAGATGCTTTTGTCAAGGATCAACTTCGACAAAAACTAGAAGATGGGTTGATGACCCAAGAAGAGTTTGACTCAGTTGTTTACGAAACGACAGCGGACGGTCAGCGAATTGAAAAAACTCTTGTAGACGAAGCAACAGCTAACAACATTCTTCAGCTATCTATGAATGAACTGCCCCTGCTATCAAGGTTCGGGGCTATTGCTGCTGAAAACGTAGTCACTATGGCAGGCTTTGGGGTAGGCAAAGCAGTTAAGGGTCGTAAGACCCTCAGAGAAGTTCGCAATCTTAAAGAGCAATTCCCAGAACTTTTAAAGGGTATTGAAGACCCGGAAAGAATTTTAAGCACTGTCCAAGCTGCAGGAAAAGCCCGCAGGATAAATAAAAAGTTTCTTATGATCGGTTTGCGAGAAGAACGGCTAGATGCAACAGTTGTTCGTTTATCTAACGACATTGAGAAACTTGAAGACGATCTTGCTAATATGCGGCTCGGAGGAGCTTCCGTTAAGGGGCATCCCAAGTACGCAGAGTACATAGCTAAAAGTCAAGAATCGAACCTGTTAAAAACTCGCATGCTGAAGGGTAAGTTCATGGGACGCACCCTGCCCCTAGTCGCAGAAAACGTAGAGAACTCTTTAGTAATCTCTGCAGGACAACTTGCAGCCCGAGAATTTCTCCCCTCATTCACAGGTCTTGAATCGGACACATCCGAATTCATGGGTGCCTTAGTTATGAGTTTGGGCGGATACAAAGTCACTAAAACAGTGGGTAAAGCAGCAGCTGGTGGTGTTTTGCGAACTGTTGAAGGTAATACTTCTGCAAAGGTAACAGGCAGCTTTGGTCGTGTTATGGACTTCCTAGCTTACGTAGGAACAGGTGGAGAAGTAGGTCGCCTCAAAAGCGCACAGGGAAAGGCACTATTTGGTGATGAAACAATAGAGGTTTACGAAAAAGGTCTGGACCGTAAGCTGACAGCGGACGAACGTCGTGGGATTACGTATGCTTCTCGTCTTATTCAGAACATGAGTCCGGATCAGCGAGAACTTGTTTTCAAAGCACAGGAACAATACTTCGACATACAAAATCGTATTGTGAATAGATTCCCTCAAGGAGATGCCCGGGAACAGGCAAAGGAATTATTCACCCTTTCTTTTGCACAGGGCGCAAGTCTCGGACCCTTGGCCGCTCTCAATCGTCTGGAAACAGGTCGCATGAGTGTTCGTTCCCTAAAGGACATGGACGCTGAAACTCTTCGCAGGCATACCGAGGCAACTGAAAAGCAAATCGATATAACTGAAACAGCCCTCGACAACTTCGATCAACTTCTAAGAGATACGGATGGCGTGACGGGCAAGGAACAAGTTGCTACGTTCATCCTAAACGCACGGAATGCGTTGAAACAACATCAACGAAATGTTGCAGGAGAAGCACAGGATCAACTTGCCGCTTTAGATGAATTAGAAACAGCTATATTTAGTGACATAGCTACGGAAATACCGTCTGACTTTTTCAGCACCCTTCTATCTCAACGCCGATCTTTGCACAGACAAATCGGAAAGAGTTTCGATACCAAAGAAGAGATCATACGCTTGCAGCAGGTTTTTCAAGAGGGCCTTGAAAATCGTGTTAATATAGTTAGAGGAATGAGAGGTCGAGGGGCACAGCATCAAATCGCTCTTGCAAGTGCTGCAGAGGATATGATTGACACGCACGTCGAAACATTATTCGCGACAGGACGTGCTGCCTATGAACCTGTTGTGGAGTTTGCGAAGAATCGCTCTCCTATTGACATGTCGCCTATTGTTCGCAAGATGATAGAACAATTCAAGGCATCCAAGATTGAGAATTTCTTCTCTGCCGAGGGGGACTTCTTCAGTGGTAAACTCGGTCAACAAGCTCAAGAAGTTTTTCAGGACATGGTGGATCGTGTCATCCCTCCGGAACAAATGGATGAGATGAGAGGTTTGTTACGCGCATCCGGCTTCGACGATAAACAACTTACGGACATTGAAGTTGCTATTCGTGCATCTGATGCTTCAGATCAACTTAACATATTTGCACAAGCGAATCCGTACGAAGTCGAAGTCATGCGTCGTGCCGTTCGCGACATGGCCTTCCGACTCGATCCTCTCGATCAAAGAAACTTGAAAAGGGTTGCAACTGATTTTGCGGCTGATCTAGATAATCTTATAAAGACTCAGGATAGCCAAGTTTACGAAATGCTTTCAGAGGCTCGGGACACGTACGCAGACGAAGTCGGAGACAGACTGCGCCCGAATCAATTCCTGACAAACGTCCTAAATTCTAGAAAAGGACCGGAGAAGAGAACAAGAGGGTCCAATGATCCTTACAGATTTCTCTACGGAAAAGTAACTCCTGTCAGCGTGTTCAATCCTATAGCAGAGGCTATCGCTAAAATTGAAGCGGGAGGTCCCGGGGCAAGACTTGCACGTCAAGAACTGCCCGTGCATCTTGCTAACCTACGGACTATTTTCGGAGAACGAGTAGATGTAGGCGACGGTACTATAGACACAGTCTTTGATTTAACAACGGATGCTGGGCGCAGCAAATTCAACACTCTGCAGAAACTCGTATCTGAGCAAGTGTACACGCAGTGGGGTGAAAAAACTATCGCCGCAATTAAGCAACCTCGCCCTACACAGACATCCCTTGCTCGACAAGTAGGCGGATATGATTTCAAAAATTCATCCGACTGGACGGAGCTTGAAACTTTCCTACAGGTCCCTGTTAAGGAAGTCGTAGACGGACAAGTGAAAGTTCGCAACATATCGATTGTAAAAACGGGTGAGATGATATCTTCAGAACGAGATATTGTTCGTCTCATGGATGAAAGTATACAAATAAAAAATAAGTACGATAAATTTGTCAAGGAAGTTACTACACAAACCAGTCAACTTCGTAGGGATGTAGCAACTGAAATAGAATTTGATCGTAAAACCTTTGACGATCTGGCTCCTATCCTTCGAAATCTACAACCGGATTCATTTTACACGGACTTTGTTCTCAACGGTAGTCAGGAATTGCTAGATACAACCCGAGAGAGGGCTGTGGCACTTCTTGTTAAGGGGGGCATGGACATAGATGAGGCAGCAGATAGCTTTGATTATGCTGCCAAAAGCCTTGTGACACGCGCCTTAATGGAACGTGGTGGTTTGCAAAATGTTCAGGGAAGAACTGTTACAGGCCTTAACAAACAAAAGAAAGTTGTCCGGGAGTTCACTACGCCTCAGAATATGCTTCAAGATATTCAGGAAAATAGAGAACTACTAGACAATATCATGGGCAAAGATCATGTTGACTACTTGGAAGAAATAACCGAGTTTCTTAACATGACAGCTAAGTCAGAGGTAGGTCGCGCTTCCTTTGAAGGACTTGTTAAAGCCTACGGCACAAATGAAGCCCTTAGTCGCGTGTACAACATAGCTCGGGGAATGGTCAGTCCTTTGTACGTAACCTCTGAGTTTGCCGTCAGATTAGCAGCACAAGCAAATGTCGAGATGCTTCAACTTGCCGGTAAGGATCAGAATGCCGCCCGTATTATGACGAACATGTTGAAATATCCAGAACTGCTGACTCGTCAGGATATGGATTATTTCGACGGAAAACTTGTAAAATTCGTTGTCGGTGAAATTCTAAAAAGACCGACAACATATCAACAAGCCGCAAGTCTAGCTGACATGCTGGGTTCTGCAGGAGAGACCACAACACAGGAGGAAGACCAGTGAAAATGAGTAAAAAGCCGAAGGGCTACGCCTACGGATCGATGGTCCGTAAGCCTATGTATGGGGGTGGCATGGCTATGCCTATGAACCCAACCACCAGACGTGAAGACAAAATGGGCATGACCGGCACTATGGCAACGGGCATGCAGAAGTTGGCAGAGGGCACCAAGGGTAAGCTGAAAGAGTTCGCGGCTCTTGCACCGCCCTTTGACAAGGCAACCTATGCTGACAAGATTGCAGGCGCTACAAAGAACGACTAGACGTAGCGGCCAGACTTATCGAATATCTCGTCGTTCATAGACTTGAGATATCTGATCAGGCTGGCAACTTTGTAGGTAGCCTCGTAACTAGGCATACCTGCTTCCATAGTTCTAATAAATACATCGGGGTCAACGGACTGGGTCTCCAGTTCGATGTCCCCGTTTTCATTTAGGAACACTTGTAAATTAAACAGGGTGGCCTTCGATTTCTTTTGTTTTCTCATAGTGAGTTCGCAGGTCCGAAATAGGTAGGTTGTGGCAGTCTGCCCGTACTTCGTAGCCGTTGTCCGGATCAAGCTGACCCTTCTTCATAAACACTGACTTGTCGAAGTATTCTTCTTTGGACAGGTATCCGAGGAACCAGCCCTTAGAGAAATCTTTGAGTATGCGTGTGAAGGCGTAGATGTCACAGTCTTGCTTCGTGTTAAAGTTACTGATGCTGCATGAGTAGTGGGGCAGCGGGGTAGCAGAGGTCTGCTTTGTCTTCACCTCTACCTTCCGTCCGTCATCCAAGACGATGTCGTAGTCGTACGAATTTAGCCACGAACCCCCAAGTACGGAAAGCACCACCTGTTCGCCGAGGAAGCCCGCAACGCTACCTCCGCCTCTCAGAATAGAATTGTGTAGTAGACCCATCTCAGTGGCCTTCCTACGGCCAGCAATCAGCATCTTGTCACTTATCTGCACTTCGATCAACAGTCTTCCTCCACTCTTCATAGCATGGATGGTTGCGGGGCGGATCGTACTGAACCCATCCATTGCCCCGCTTCCACACTGGGCGTGTTTCTTTTTTAGGCGGCATTGAGGTCAACTACCTCGCACACACCAGCCGTGCATGCAAGTTCACGGGAACCGGAGGTATTGTCCTCGCGCTCATATTCAGACAAGGCTTGCCAGTCGATAGCCAGCTTGCCATATCTCTCCTGCCACTCAAGATACTCGTCCGCGTCGATGTCCTGATACGGAGCCTGCTGATACGTGTGATCAGAGTGTGGCAGGAAAGAGACGCCCGACGCAACGTCGAAGTTGTCGTACACCCACGAACCCACTTCCATCCACTCGTCCTCCTTCACCGTAATGGTGACAGAAGGCTTGTGTTCACACCAGTGTATTGCATACGTCTTCCACAACTCTAGCTGTTCAATAGCTGTCATCTGTGTTCGCGTGACAGCGGAGTCTGGAGACTTCATGGCAAATGAGAAGACTGTAGTCGAGTCAGGCTTCATTACATCCGGCTCACTGTACACACCCTGTTCCTTGAGGAACTGTGTGAGGGGGTCTTTGTTGTCACCACGAACTGTGCGGATGTAATAATCGTTGTGCCTAGCGTGAATGCCGCTTGCAGCGTCCACCAGTTGCGATACAGTACCCGACGGTTTTACACAGGTGATGGCAACCGACTGTGGAATACCAAGCGCGTTTGCGTACTTCAAATTTGTATCGACGGCGGTCTGCCGCATCTCTTCGAGCCAGCGAGGGGAATCGACGGTCTTTGATAAAATCGAGTGATCCATGATACCAGTCAAGGATACGCCCAGCAATCGTTCTTCTTCTGTGTTTGTCTTCCATATCTTCCTCAGATACTTAAAGTCTGTGAGTGTAGACTGCAGGGTGCCCAAGATGGTTGCGAGGCGAACCTTACGCTTGAGAGAGTCGAGGGTGTCATGTTCACGCACGACAACTTCTGACAAGTTGCAGAACTGATACGGACGGAGGATGATCTCGGAGCAGGGGTTTGTGCCGAACTGGATGAAGGATTCATCGGTGCGATGAGGGTGAACTGCGTAGTGACTGTCGGTATCGTCAAGCAGAGGTCTGTCGTGAACTTTACGACGACCATTCCGCGCAGCTTGCTTCACCGCAGCTTGACGGTTGAACAGTCCACGTTCTCCGGACTTAGACTCGTACAGAGATACCCACTCACGCATAAACGTACCCATCTCTGGCTTACCCTTGTAAGCAACAGAGTTGTTAGCCAGCGCACGTTGACCCTCGTTTTCCCACCACGCACCAGACTTGGCATGTGCCATCTGATCGTCGTTCAAATTCGACAGGGAGATCAGAGCAGAACGACGGACGCCGCCAACCACAACGATCTCACCGATCTTGCACATCAAGTCGTGACACTCAATCGGGAAGAGGCGACGGCCCTGTGCCTTCTTGAACAGTTCGACGGTGAAGACGAACAAGTCGTTGAGCGGTCCGGGACCAGAGGCACGGCCACCCATAGTCTTCAAGCGTTCACCGGATGCGCGTACCTCTGACAAGTCCCACATGGGAATCTGCCCTGCATACAGCAACGCAATCAACTCACGCAGCGACTTGGCCCATCCGGGCTTAGAGTCACCAACCTTGATCACAGTGTCCGTGTCGTGCATCGCATCGCTGACGACAGGCAGCTTGTCCACGTTCTCCCGCTCGACAGAGAAGCCCACACCTGTGCCACACATCAATATATACATGCACTCGTCGAATGAGCGGGGACTGTCCACCGGAATGTAACTGCAGTTGTAGCCACAAATATTATCACGAGCGAGGGCTGGTCCCGCAGTCATCATGGCCCGCATCGATGGCATAATCTCCTGCCCCAGAATAGCATCACGAATATCTTCGATGTCCTTGGCTGGCAGATCATACTGATGCTTTCCCTTTACCTGATAGGTCATAAACTTGAGATAGCGATCTACGGTTTCGCCCCAGTCTTCACGACGTTGTTTGTCATCAAGCCAACGTGCATAACGGGACTTGTGTATAAATTGTTGGTATGGTGTGGGTAGCATGTTATTCATCTGTGGTTTCCTCAATAAGTTTCTGTAAGTACCACTGCGCCTTTTCTAGGTCTTGTACGCCATTCTTGTATCGATAGCGCCATAGGTACTTGATTATGTTTCCCTGCAGGTAGTATTCGTAACCGTCGCCCGTTGCGGCGCGGATGGCATCGATGCACTCAATCCCTGCCTGATTGTAGTGCGGCGGACTATTAACCATGTCCTGTGCCCATGCAGCATTAGCTGCGCCTTGCATACTTGCCATGCTCTCTTGCTCGGCCATCTTCTTCATATACTCCTCGTGCCTCAACGATCATCTCCATCACCAATAATCGTACCCTTGTTCATACGGCACTGCAACTTGTATATATTCATCTCTGCAATCTGCTGCAGGCTGTATCCTAAATCATCTGCTAGGGCTGCACAGTACCAGAGGACATCTCCTATCTCTTTTGCAATGTCTCCCTTGAAACGAGCATCATCCCGTCTATCGCGGTAAATCTTCTTCACCTTGTCCGCAACCTCACCAGCTTCTCCCGCCAACCCGAGGGCAGGGTACGTGATCTTCATGCGTTCCGGATAGATGGCATACTTACGGGCCTTCATCTGATAGCCGTTGAGGTTCCAGTTTTCTCTGATCATTGCTTCTTTCCAAATTCTACCTTGACGATATTCGTGTCGGGCATCTGGTTTATATCCACGCCATTACCCGTCTCCTCTGACATGGCTTCTTTTGTGGCCTCGAACTGTAGACGAGCCAAGCCTGCCTGCATGACTCTGTCGAAGTCTGACTCCATGAGTTCAACAAGTCCTGACAGAATGACAGCCCCCGCTGGGATGTATTCGTCATCTTCATCTTCTTCTGTTGTGTCATATGCCATCATGGATACGTGATCATCATCATCTCCCTGTCGGAAGATAAGATACCATCGATCCTTCAAGAGACTTGCCCTCTCCATGTTTATTAAAAAATCGTTATCGCTCATTTCTGCACCACTCCTCTGGTATAGAACCTTCAGCCCACTGAAAGCCGTGCTTGGTTGCCCAGTCACCATAGGTGGTCTTGGAACCCTTGTAAATTTTATTCGAGGCGCGGATGAATACAAACCGTATGTCTAGGTCCGGATTCTGTTCCTTGACTAGCAGCATCTTCACCCTGTCACCTTTGTCGAGATGACCCTTCGTTTCCACGTACACGTCTGTGTCGGGGAAGTAGAAGTCAGGAGTGTAGGTTCGCGGCTTGGGTATGTACACCACCCGCTCTTTTTCGTACTCAAAAGATATACCCCGCTCTACAAGTTTGCGGGCGATGTTCGACTCGAACTGTGATCTAAATTTTAATTTTCGCATTAGTCTTGCAGCGGAAACGCCCCCTTTACCAAGTTTAGCCTCTTTAGCAGATACTGTTCTACTTTTGGGGTATATTTTCTTAAACGTGACAGTTCCTCGTTTAAGGGAATCGTCGGAATACATACAGCAGCACCCATCCTCAAGTGTTGATTGATATGTTGAAACTCTTCTTCTATGCGTACGATATCCCGGGCCTCCGTCTCTGATGTCAGGTAGCCTGACTCGGAATAATTGTTACGCAAAGTTAAGGGCAGCGAACCTTCTATATTTCGCACCTTGACCAGTGCGGGTTCGCCGCCCCTACTTTCGTGACTTTCTATGTATACGTGCCTGATCTGTGGATTCAGGTCCAGCAACTTGAGATCATACGTGCTGGTATAAATGATAGGCATGTCATCGCTCTTTCTTCACCAGCTTTGTGTACCAAGTCATCGGGGGATTCTTGGCCTTCGATGTGATCCGGGGATGATACTCCGCACCCTTCCAGCAGTGTTCCTTGAATGAACAGAAGGTGCAGGTCTTGGGCATGAGGCGATTGCCTGTTTCATACTTGATACCCTTCTCTGTGTATGTTTCTGGCACAGAGGTGAAGGGCACCCGAAACTTAGCGTCTGTGACTATGGCGTGAACGCGCTTGGCAGCTTCATCAAGATATGTCTTGCGATCCTCGTCTTGATTGTCCGGAGCCTCAACAAAGTCCCACTCCCCGCTCGACTTGTTGATGGCGATCCAGCCACCGAAGGGCATGCCCTGCGACTCTGAGTATAGATATCCCTGCATGATGTATCCGAAGGGATCGTCTTCTTTGATTGCGTCGTAGCCGCCACGTCCCGAGAACTTGTTGTCAAACGACCAAGGGCTTGTGGACTTAACGTCCCACACCTTGTCGTCAATGATAACGTCGAGAGTTCCGTTTACAGTCTGGCCTGCTATAGACAGGGAACACTTCTCTTGTTCGGATGCTACGTTGATACCTGCAGCCTTCATAATTAAAACTGCAGATGCCTCTATCAGATCACCAATAAGAAAACGAACAATATCGTTGTAAGCGACATCCTGCTTGAGTCCCTGCTTTTCTAATTGTTGCTGGCACAGAGGACGGCCCAGCCCGGACATACGAATACGATAGTCCGAGTTGCGGCTAAACTGCTTACGTATAGCAGCCTTACAGTCCTCTCCAAAGGCTTCAATAAGATCGTCGAGACGAGAGGAGTCAATCTCCCCTCGCCCCGCCTTTTGGAGGAAGTCTTGTACTTCCAAGAGATGAAGCATCAGCTTGCGAAACGCTGCGCCAGATCGAGGTCTTCATCATTCATCGACATCTTCACAGCAGCCTTGTAGTCAGTCATAACTGACTCATTGTGGCCCTTGACCGTCTCGCCAAACATCTTAATCAGGTCTTTATCTGCGTCGGTAATCGACACTTCTTTTACAAGACTTAGTTTCGGAGTCCAGAAGATCACACTACCGTTCTTCTTTTTCTCCGTTGACAGTTCAATCACAGCCTTCTGCATCAGGATTTTACGCCGTGTCAGTTGCTGATCGATGAAGTCTCGTACCGGACGAAATCCTGACCTCTTGAAGTACGCCATGAATGGCACGTTCTCAAGTGGCGTGGGTGTGCCGTCAGCAGCCGTAGCATCCGGCGCATCCAAGACTCCGTAGATGACCTGATTACAATTCACTGACTGGCTCAAGACCACACGAGGATCATCGTCAGGAAGAGCTTCCTCTTCTGCCCTCGTCAGTCGTCCACACTTATTTCCGCCCTCGCTGTCAGGGAACTCTCCAGACAGGGTGGGCCGCTGCACAGACTTACAGGAGAACTTCTGTTCGTCCTGATTCCACACAGACCATTCGTAAGTTCGCATCAAGGGACGGATGTGTACCTTATCCGAGTAACTCGGTCCGGACCCATTCCAAATGCGCCAAGCACCACGCTTCAGCGTGATCCCGTCGTCGTTCTCTGCCTCGTAGTTGATCGTCAGGCGTGGCAAGCCTACACGTGGCGTAGAATCCACGTCAGCCTGCCCTGACATCTTCATCAAGGCTTCTTCGTCTCCCGCATCAAACGCGGTCAAAAACTGATTTAGTTCGTCGTTCATTTGAAGTTCTGTACCCATATCATCCTCGTGTTGGGTGTTGAAAGTAGAAGTATTATACAGTTAACACTTCTTCTAAGTCAAGCCAGTTTTTTCCCATTTTTAATTCTATTCCTACAGGCATGTCGTACCGTACACCGTAACGCCGCTCCGTCTCCTGCGGTATAGCAAGCATACTTTTTGCCATGATCTCAATGCACTGCTTCTCTTCTCCCGGGAATACGTCCATGACAATCGAGTCGTGAACTGTGTTGCAGATCACAGACTGTAAGTTACTGTCTTTCAATAATTTATGCAACATGACAAGAGCGATGGGCAGCAGGTCTGCGGTAGCAAATCCCTGCACAGGATAATTGCAGATGGCAGTCCGGTTCGTGGCGGTGCCCCACTCCGTCCAGCGGGTTCCCGGGAAACAATACTGACGACCAGAGGGAAGACGGACGTGCCCCTTCGTCACTGCGTCCCGTTGCAGCAACTCATGCCAGTCGCTGACACCGACATACTTTTGCTTGAAGGCACGGTAGTAACGCTTCTGATCCTCAGTGCCGCTGACACCGCCGTAGAGAGGCTTGAAGGTGTGCGCCTTAGCTTCCTGACGTGTGCAGCCGATGATGCCAGCCGTGTAGTTGTGAACATCCGTGCCAGCCTCGACATCGCTGCGTATGCCGTCATCCCCTGCAAGGAAGCCAGCAACCCGAAACTCTAGCTGCGAGTAGTCTCCCTCAAGTATCGAACCACCCTCGAACCTGCTTTCTACAGCCTTGCGTATAATGAAGGTCGAGCCTCGCGGCATATTCTGGAAGTTAGGGTTGCGAGACGACAGTCGTCCTGTCGCCGTCACACACTGCATATACTCGGTGTGGATGAAGCCGTGAGGGTCCATGTTGTTTTCCATACCCTCGACAAAGGATCGCAGGTAAGTTCGCACAGCAGAATAACGAACGTAAGCCTCTGCAAACTCACGAGCGTCACCCCGCAGGTCTGTCATCATTTCTTCGAGGGTAGACTTGTCAGTCTTGAAACCGCCTGCTGCCGTGTCGAAAGTATCACGAGGTATCAGGCGAAACCCGGCGACCTCGTGTGTATTATGATACACAACGCCGGAGCCGCTGCACGTCCTACAGATACGAACCGCCTTGCCGGGGGTGCCGTCCTTACGAAGAGGGCTGTAGCGGCCCTTCCCGTGGCAGTCAGGACACTGTTTGCCTATGGTCTTGTACAGGACAGTAGTCTCGTTGAGAATATGCCGCTTGAACTCTCCCTTCGCCATGCGAGTTCGCTGCTTAGGCTTCTTGGTTGCGCCGCGAACCTCGTGACCAAGGTTAAAGATAGCAGCCCACCGCTTCTTGTCCTTGATAGCACAGGAGTAGAACAGACGTGACCGGTCGTCAGGACTGTCGAGATTGACAGGTGTGTCACCCATCGCGTTCGCGGCTAGTTCCTGTAGCCTACGCTCCAAGGTAAATAGTTCGTCCTCGTACTGCTTACGAATGTCTGCAAGTGTTGCGTGATTGATCTTGATACCGTTGCGTTCGATGTCAGCAAGAACGTCAGTGACTTCAAGCGATAGACGCAAAGTGGGCAAGAGTGCCTGATTCTTCATTGAATAGTTCCTCAAATGTAGTGCCGAAGGCTTCGAGTTGTGCAAGGGCTACTTGCTCGGTTGCAAGGACATCAGCCTTGCCATATGTTTCAATTATCTCCCAAGGAATGTCATAAAACGTCTTACCTTCCTTGAAATACGGCGCGACAAGGTCTGTCTCCTTTTGTACTCCACTATACTTTTCTGCAAGACTAGCAAGTCCCAAAGGCCAACGACGCGCCCGCGCCAGTAAATATTCCGCAACCATCGTGTCATAGATATGTCCCTCGTATACGAATCCGCAGTCGCGAATCCAAGATAGATCGAACTTTATATTCTGTCCAACAATAACGTCAGCGTGGTTCAAGGCAGCTTGAAATTTTGTGAACGCACCCTCGGTCGGCGGCTGTGTCGAGTGATAGTAGCAGTCGTAGTCCACAGTGCTGTTGAGCCACTTGTAGCCTATCGACACAAGTTGGTTGCCGAAATACGGCAGGGGTGTGGACGAACCGTTCGCCTTCTCACGATGCGTTGTTTCGATGTCAAAGGTCAAGACATTCATCAGTAGTATACTCCCCTGTGTACATCGATGTGACAAGTCTCCATGCCGTGCCAGCCGTTAATCTTGTTCTTCGATATGCAGATGTGGCGCACCGTGTTCTCCTCTTCAGAAGTTCCGGTCTTGCCGATACCTATGATGACATCTGCCTCACCAGCCTTACCGGTCTTCGAGTTGTCCATCATGTTGTAGTCAATAAATTGACGGTCATGTCCGTCGTTTGACGCCTGACTGACAGCCCACACAAGCAACTTGTTACGCTTGGCAACCTCTCGGGCAAGAACATATATTTCTTTGAGGCGCTCGTCGCCCCGACTGAAGTTGCCGTCAACCCGGAACTTGTCAAGCTGATCACAGAACATCACGTCCGGTTGATTTAGCTGTGCGTAGTCATTCAATTCATCCATCGACATACCCACAGCGTCCATGACCGTCAGGTAGGGGTCCACCTCTGCCATGTACCTGTCGTTGAGTTCGTCGGATGCCGACTGCATCTCTGCCTTCGTCTGTGCAAAGTATGCCTGAATGATGCGCGTCTTTATCTTGTCGGCACGTTCCTCATTTGCCCAGTACACAACCTTTTGTTTTTGCTTGATATACTGAGAGGCAGTAAATGCACAGAAAGTTGTCTTGCCCGTTTCTGGTCGGGCAAAGATGATACCCAAGTTGCCACGGTCCATCCCCGGCAACCTGCTGGAGATGATGTCCCAGTCAAAAGGGAAGTCGGGATCACCAGCTTCGTCCTCCAAGAGTTCTGACAGACCCTTCGTCACTTCTGTGTATGTGGTCTTGTCAGACATGCGCCCATCCTCGACCATGTCGATCAGGGTCTTGAGTTCACCGAAATGTTCTGACTCGCCGGTAAAAATGGCAATAGCCTTCTCACCTATCTGACGCGCCCTGTCACGAACCCAGAAGTTCTTGACTACGTCATACTCTAGGTCCTGCGTGTCAGAAACCTGACTCGGCAGCGTGTCAATTATTTCGTAAATCTCGTGCATAGCAGAGGCTGGCATGGCAGGATTACGATCCGCCACGACTGCCGCTAACTGGCGGGGATGCAGGTCTGTCTTGTAATTCTGATGTGCATACTTGATGGCGTCATACAGAGTGACATGGCGTCCCTCGAACATGTCGCGAGTGATGATGTTCTTCACGCGCTCGTCGTAGAACTTGAAGTTCAGTAGGTAGCCGAGAACCTGTGTCTCAAGTGATGTACTTGTCGAAAGTGTGCTTTCGCTCATCGTCTGTCATATCCTTCACGTCTTTATCTAAGATAACTAAGCTGGTTGGCCGGATGGCCTGTAGTCTGCGAACCAAGTCTAGTGCCTTCTTTGTGGCATCTTTGTCAAGTGCTACAATTAAGCGGTCGTAGGTTCGCAGCGTGGGTATGTGGGATTCCAGAAGGCTGGTGCCGAGCAAGGCTACTCCTGAAAGAATATTAAATACACTGCAAGCAGAAGCACAGTCTTCCAAAAGAACAGCGGTACGGCTCCTGCCGCAAATGAAAGGACGACCTGATTTTCCATATCTCCACCATTTCGGTTTCATCTGTTGATCTAAGGCTCGACCTGCTGCATCGACAACCCTGTTGTTGTGCCGGATGAGATACACCACACGATTACTGCGGAAGTCATACCGAATATCAGCCAAGCCGTTGCGGTATGCTTCATAGGCGTTCACTCGACGAACGTAGGCTTCTGCCTCGGGTTGCCGGGACAGCGACACAAACGTGTCTGGCAGTTCGAAGTCAAGAAAAGTATTGGTAATGGAAAGAGGTTTGGTAGTGTTGTTCTTCTTGAGTAGTGGATGTAAGGGAGTATCTTTGCGGATACGAAACCCCGTGCGTCCACGAACATCACAGTCTGCATGAAAGCAGTACCACAACCGCTCACCATTGACTTCCGACACGCTGAATGTATTCTTCTTGCCACAAGACGGGCAGTCCATGCGGAGGTTGCCTGAACCACCGATGGGCAAGTCTTCAACAAGTTCTTTGATCCAAGAGGTCATGGACAACGAGTACACCATACAGGAAACTCAGTCAACAACAAAAAAATTACTTGACAAGAGTGAAACGCAATCTTACTCTCCCCTTATACTCCCCCCTGTAGGTTACCTTGTTATGAAAAAAATCAATAAGATAAACCCTATAGCTAAAGAGTTACCTAAGTATGGTAGGCGGGTTGTACCTGACAAAAGAAAAAACAAGGAAGACAAAAGAATGACAAAAGAGGTACGCGATGCCAAGACCACCGAAGATAGATGAACCCACAAAAACTTACAACTTGTTGATGGCGAAGGTTCAGTATGACAAGCTGGCAACCCATGCTGCTGCCATGCAGAAACGTAGCCTCGAACAGGTCGCGGTTGCTGACTTGATACGGGATGCCATCGACATTTACTTGGAAAGTATCGAAGATGATGACTACGAAGGTGGTGTGGGTCCTCTTGCTAGTGACAGCATTTAGCAGCGAAGACTTTGAATTTGAACCTATTGGTGCCTACGACACGATAGCAGAGTGTCACTTTGCATCGACACAGGAATTCTGGGACGACATGCCTCTGAACAAGGAGGCTCTGTGCATGCGCGTGGAGGAACTAACTTATGAGAAAAATTAAGTTGCCAAGGGACAGAAAGGGCGACGAACTCATGCCGTACGTCCTGTCGAAGGATGGACGCCACGAAGTCGTCGCTCCTGTGTCTTCTGTCCGTATCGGAGAGACAAACAGAAACGCAGTGAAGTCAAGGCACTGTGTAGACTATCCGAGGTGGATAGCCCTGTTTGTCGGAAGAAGTGAGGCCGAATGCAAAAAGTGGCTTGACAAGTACAAAACGCAGGTGTTAAAACTGTGCATACCGTACGAGGTTTCCTAGCGGTTCCTTTTCCTCGTACGGTAGCTTCTTTGTGGTTGAAGTTGAGACAGGGCTGGCAGAAATGCTGGCCCTGTTCTTTTTTGTTTGACAGGTATGTTTGTTACCGGTATGGGTTACATATCTTAAAAAGGAGATCGACACATGGAAGTAATCGTAAAAGACGACGACCGCCGACAGCTTCTGAAGGCACACAATGATCTGCGTAACATGATCACCACGATTCACGAGTGCCACGACGTTTGGATGTCCGACGTAGGCAAGCTAGAGCATCTGCAACATCTGTTGCACCACGCGCTCAAGTTCACCCCGCCGGTTGACGATGAAGGCAAAAAGATGTGGTGGCGTGACTATGTCTACGAAGAAGAGGTGCCTATCGATGACTAGGTTGTATCAACTGGTGATGGACAGCGCAAAGAACCCGCTGTCCAACATTCCCGACGTGAACACCCGTCACATGATTATGCAAATCCTTGCGTGGATGTGGTGCATCGTGTTCTCGTCGTGGGTGGGATCGATTGTCGTGTTCGGCATCAGTGCGCTTGTCCACGCAATCCTGTTGGCTGGCATCTTTATCACGCTGGGTGTGTTCGAAACGGCAAAACGTAAGCCGCAGTATTTCGGTGGACTCGGCAGGGGTAATGGGGGTGAGCATGAATAGATACTATGTAGAATTTGTGTCCCACTATGCAGAACTGAACGTCGAATCCAGAATGATATATATGTATGTCTATGCCTACAGCCCAGAGCAGGTCAAAGACATGCTAAAAGAATATCAAATCGTCGCGATTGATCAGACAGATTAGGGGGTGAACATGACTAAGTTATGGGACAAGGTGGTGGACTATTACCTCACGCACGATGACATTGAGATATTCCTGTTTGTGTGCTGCTGGGCCTTCTTGGGCTGGATGATGTTTCACGCCTTCAATGGCATTATGGAAAGGATTTACTGTTCATGCGTGTGATTGAAAACCACGTTGAATCTTGTCACTGCTGGCACTGTGGCGGCTACGGCAAGGTATCGTACATACGAGATGGGGATGTCGAGGACTGGGGTCACTGTCACGACTGTGACGGCAGCGGGGAACTGTACCGCGCTAAGATCACACAGACGACGGTGATCCGTGCCTTCTTGACACAAGCAAAACATGCACTAGAAGACATAGACCTGATGGACAGCGACCTTGATCAGATATACACAAAGATCGATCAGGTGGTTGCTGATGTTGAAAACTACGAGAAAAAGGTAGGGACACGCGATGGGTAAGGTAAAAGACTGGGTGATTGAGATGGAAGAGGACGCCTCGTACATGACACGTCAGGAATTCATGGACAAGCACGGCGAGACTGTTGTCGAATACTACGACGAACTGCAACTCAAGTGGCAATTCGACCACGCAGAGCCGGGAGAGCCTGACGATGTTGGCTGACAAACTAGTGACAAATGACAAACGCCATGACAAACCGACCACGCTTTCCCGCGAATATGTCTGCGATAACTGCGGCGAACCGGCGATGACCCGGGAGGGTGACCGGTTGCGCTGTCCGTCGTGCTGGCTCCGGGAACAGGGCCAGAAAATAAAACCTATTGACCGGGGCGGATATCGGCCCTAGTCTTGCCGCATCGTTTTTAACGAAAGGAACCGCTATGAAAAAACGAATCCACATAAACCAGCACGTCATCCGCGCCAACAAAAAGAATGGCACGAATGACCCGGCGATCACTGTTAAAACATCCAGAAACAATTACTACGCTAACCGTGTGGAAATAGGCGGACCATCGTCCGTTGTATATTCACCGGACAAGCCGCTTTCATGTGGTGCGCGTGTATGGGTGGAAACTGACGATACGGTAATGATCTACACCGGCGACGATATAAAGGTGGTGGCATGACAAAACAGGCCACGCTAGTCGATCATCAAAGAATGATCCACAACATCACCGGCGTTTATCTTGATGCTGACAAAACGCAACACGCGGAAGGTCTCGTCTGGTACGAAAACGCACAGAAGGCGGCGTATCATATCGCGGTAAAATATGACGTGCCGGTTTATCTGGTGGTGGCCGTCATCGCCGCGCTTTCACCTAACAACAAATGGTCACGCAACCTGACAAACGCCGACGCTCTGATCGGCGCGTTTATCCGGGGCGACGGCATGGATTCCGTCAAGGTCTCGACCTATCACAAGATGAAGCAGAAAGCATGGGACATTTTGGCGGCGCGTCCGGGATACGATACAGCAAAAATCATGTTAAAGGGCCAGAAAATCACGTCGTTTTTCATGGATATCATGGGCGAGTTCAACGTGACAATCGACGGCCACGCACGAAACATTGCTTACGGTGAGCGCGTCGGATTGACTGACGACCGGACAAACATCGGCGTCCGCGAATACCGAGCTTTGCAAGCCGCATATGAGGCAGCAGCGGAACAGCTCGGTCTCATGCCGTACCAGCTACAGGCGATCACTTGGCGCGTCTGGCGCGACCGGCACGGCATCAAATGACAAACCGGCCACGCTAAACAATGACAAAAAAGCCACGCTATATTTTTTGGAGTCCGCTTGCGCTATCGGGTTGCCGGGTCACTGGGACTGGGCGCGGGGCGGGCAACGGTGGCGGCGAGTCGCGGGGCCGCCACCATCCCCGATCGTTGCCGAATCGAGAAAACTTTTTTCGGCCCGGGGGTTCAACCGGTGCAAATTGTGTGCCATGATTCGGGACCGGTTAATTTTGACCGGCCACAAGCAATGCGAAGAAAGGAACCGCCATGCTTGATCTTGTAACGACGAACGCCACCGACGCTGCTATCCGCAGGGGTGATGAAATATATGCTATCCACAACAACCCGGCAGACGTGAGCCTGTTGGAGAAATTTGCAAAGGTGGAGCGGGTGCCGCTCGAAGCCGGATGTCCTGCTCCGTGGAACGATGCGGACATAATGACGAACCGACCCGTCGAGGGTTATTCCGCATTGTATAACCGGGCAACCGATAGCCTTCTGGATGTCCGGCCAGTGTCCCGGCACTATGCCCTAATTCCACATGATACGCTCTTTGCGAAACAGGCCGAGCTGCTGGCGGCGTCTCCGCTGCCGAGCGATAACGTCACCGTGACTGATCGAATCTATGGCTATGGTAAACGGGTGCATCGCACTGTGGTTTTCCATGACCTTAACACAGAGACCCGGACCCGGACCGGCAAGCCTGACCGCGTCGAGTGTCGCATGGACATTTTCAACAGTGTCGATCTGTCATGGGCCTTTCAGGTTTTCTCGGGAGCCTACCGGGACCTTTGCCGGAACTCTTTGGTATTCGGCGGCGAGAAATCCTACCATCAACGCAAAATCCACAAGGGGCATATATCGATCGACGCCATGATTGAAAAGGCATCAATGGGCCTTGATATGTGGACGAACAACCGGGACCAGATGGAAATCTGGCGGAATTCCCACTGCTCGGAATTCGACTTTCAGCGGATGTTAAAGCAATCGATCTGCCGCAAGAATACCCGGGCGGCAAAGCACGACGAGACGCTTGCAATCAACGAAAGCAAACTGAACTGGCTGCTCGAGCGGTTCAAGGAAGAGACGCCCGAATTGGGGACGACCCTGTGGGCGGCTTACAACGCCTTGACCCACTACGCCACCCACCTGCCGGGAACCCAGACGCGAAACGCTAACAAGGAACTGGTGGCGACCCGGCGCAATGACGAGGTGCGGGCCGTGATCGGTTCTAGCTTCTGGCGGGGCCTTGAACGGTCTGCGGCATAGCTTCTGAGGAAAGGGGGAACCACCCGGATGGAAGCCTTGTATATCATCTATCGCACCGTGACTGTGGTGCTGCTTTGCCTGCTAATCTGGGCATTCTTCATCGTGTAAAGGAAAGGAACCGAAACGATGCAATATGATCCGAAACTAATCGCCGACTTTGTCGAGCTTGTTAAAGCCTTCGAGGGGACCGTCCGTGCTGACGAGCGCAAACGCCTCTTAGCTAAATTCCGGGGACGCTTCCCGGCAACCGGCAATGAGACCGGCATGCACGGGGAGCCTCTCGGCTCGCTGCCGAAATCCGGCCCGCTGCCGAACGACTTGAACAACACCCATTACCAGCTTATCAGGTGGCTTTCGGGTGGCACGTTTATGGCGGTGCCGACACTGGCGGGCCATCTCGGCATCAAGAAAGAGTCGGTCTATCACTATCTGTCCGGCTTGAAAAAGGCAGGCTATCAGCTTGAGGTGAGATCGACCGGCAACCGCAAGGGTGGATATATCAATATCTACCGGCTTGCACAGTCTGCATAGGTTGTGCTTATAATGTGGGGCGGGCGCGGTTGCCCGCCTCAATCTCTAGGTAAAAGGAATCTTAACAATGCAAAGCACGATCAAAAACGAACTGACTACATCCGAAGCCGCAGATGTTTTCGCTGTCACCGAGCATGAAATCCGGGTGCTGCGTCATCATCTCGATGCGATCCAGAACCAGATCAGGGGGCTTGAGTCGTTCATGGATTCAATGGGCTTCACCAGCTACATCGGCAGCAATTCACCCCGTTCTATCAAGGTGGCTGAATATAAGGTGAAGATCGAAGATTAAGGAATCCGCCTGCCGGTGGGGCGGTAATACCCCGGCTTCCTCCCTTACCTTGGCCCCCGTCCTTTGTGGCGGGGGTTCTTTTTTATGGCCTGCCGGGTTTATTGCTGGGCGGGCTTTGTTATTGCTGGGGAAACTGGCGGCTGATGGTTGCGGGGATTGCTGCGCTTTTTGGCCTCGGCGGGCCTCTTAAATGTTTACCGGCATGACAAATCAGCAACGCGGGTGCGCGTGCGCGGGTGTGCATGTGTGGTTGCCGGGACTGGTTGCCGGGGTTGATGACCCGGCAGGCGTCCTCACCACCTCGGCGATGCGGGACAAATGGAAAAAAATCGGCTGGCGCACGGGTGCGCGAGGGCCACCGGGGACCCCCGTACATTGTCTAGCAGTCTCGACATATTTTTTGTATTTTTAGGTTACCTGTATGGACTTCCCGGCAACCTGTTAGGGACCAAAAAGGCTCCCAGCGGGGGGAGCCGCGAACCTGTAAGGGAGGATTGGGGGGATATAGGGTGTATCCCCGGCGGGCTTAACGCCAGTGTACAGTCAGATTTCGCATTTGTCAACCTTTTTCTTGCTTTTTCATCACTTTTGGGTTGACAGGACAGGTAACTAGCCCTAAACTAATGGGTTGCAAGGAGAATTTTACCCATGTTCGAAGCAATGTTACTGGTTTGTGCCCTAGCAACCCCCGACAAGTGCGTCAGATTCGACGACACACGCGGTCCGTACCAGACATACGAGCAATGTAAGGAGCGTTCGTACGAAATGGCGGAGGGTGTTGCCCAAATGTTTCCTGTTCCGGCTACCTACAGCTTCAAATGTATAGAAAGAGACTTCACATGAACCTCTTACCGCAGCAAAACAACCGTAAACCCGCCCTCACAGAGAAACAGGAAGCCTTTTTGGACGCCCTGTTCGACAATGGCGGCAACATACGGGCTGCAGCGGAGGTTGCTGGCTATGCAGAAGGCTCTATCAAGTGGCTCAAAGACCGCTTGGCCGACGAAATCATTGATCGGACCAAAACCGTGTTGGCGGGACAGTCCCTCAAGGCCGCGAACAAGCTAGTAAGCCTCGTAGACGCCCCTGACATCGAGCGCGGTGACGATCTGCGGATGAAAGCAGCCGAATCTGTTCTGAACCGCGTAGGTCTTGGCAGACAAGAGACCCTGAACCACAACGTACAGGCGGTTCACGGCGTTGTCCTGCTGCCGCCCAAGAAAGAAGTAGTCATAGATGGCTAGTAAGCCACGTAAACGCGTCCTAGTCCCACCTGACCCGGCGACTGTGGACAAGCCGCGAACTCGCGGCAGACCCAAGAAAGACCCGAACCAGCCCAAGGCTGAGTACAAGCTCAGTGACAGGGAGCGGGCACGACGTTCCGTCCAGATGCGTCTTCGTAATGCGAAGAAGTCGGCAGCTACCCAGCAACAGAAAGCCGAATACAAAAAGAAAAAAGTAAAAAAGCTGACACAGTCAGCAGACAAGATAGAGAAGGCACTACAGGGTGAAAAAACTAGAGTCGTTGATCAAGGGGATTTGGAACACCTACCAAGCGCAGTGGGAGACCTTGTTGATGGTAGCCCAGTTATCTTTCAGCCAAATCCGGGACCTCAAGAAGAATTTCTTAGCGCGTCTGAGCAAGACGTACTCTACGGCGGTGCTGCCGGGGGCGGTAAATCTTTCGCTCTCTTGGCCGATCCTCTGCGCTATTGTCATAACCCTAATCATCGTGGGCTTCTTCTTAGGCGTACTCTCGACGAACTAACAGAACTTATCGACAAGTCGAAACAATTATACCCGAAGGCATTCCCGGGAGCTACCTTCCGTGAGTCGAAGTCTACATGGGTTTTCCCCTCTGGTGCAACCATGTGGTTCACCTATCTCGACAGGGATAAGGACGTAACCCGCTTTCAGGGACAGGCATTCAACTGGATCGGCATAGATGAAATTACTCAGTATCCTTCGTCCTATGTCTGGGATTACCTGCGTTCTCGCCTTCGTTCTACTGATCCTGAACTCCAGCAACAGTTGTGCATGCGCTGCACAGCCAACCCCGGAGGAGTGGGTGGTTGGTGGGTCAAGAAGATGTACATTGATCACCGCGAACCAAACAAGCCTTTTGGTGCCTACGATATAGAAACTGGAAAGACGTTTGTGTGGCCCGACGGTCACAAAAAAGCAGGTCAGCCGCTGTTCTACCGCAAGTTTGTTCCTGCGCGGCTGACTGATAATCCCTACCTGATGGCAGACGGCCAGTACGAGGCCATGCTCAGGTCGCTCCCGGATGTCGAGCGTAGACGACTCCTAGAAGGGGATTGGGACGTGGCGGAGGGAGCGGCCTTCCCCGAGTTTTCGAGGTCTAGACATGTGGTCGAACATTTTGAACTTCCAACCAACTGGCCCCGTATTCGTGCGGCGGACTACGGCTACGCTAGTCCTTCGTGCGTTCTGTGGGGGGCTATTGACTGGGATAATAATATCTGGGTTTATCGCGAACTATATGCTAAACACTTGACAGCCGAGCAACTCGCTGATAAAATACTAGAAGCAGAAGAGTTAGACCCACTACCACACTACAACGTCCTAGACTCTTCTTGCTGGAATAAGACAGGCTTCGGTCCGTCCATTGCAGAGACAATGATGCGGGCTGGTGTTAGGTGGACTCCTTCGGACCGCAACCGTCTACAAGGAAAAATGGAAGTTCACAGGCGGCTTGCTGATGACCCCTACACCAACGAACCTCGTCTACGAATATTCTCTACGTGCAAGCATATCATAGCACAACTATCGGGCATACCTCTCTCCAAAACCAACAGTGAAGATGTAGACACGAAGGCAGAGGATCATGCGTACGATGCGTTGCGCTATATGCTTATGACGCGCACGTCGGGATACAATTCTATACACAAAACACTTCAGGGCATCAAGGATCAGGCGTTTAGGCCGATGGATGCTACATTCGGTTATTGATGGCAAAGAATCTTCAAACAGGTGCAAGTTATAAACCTCTCGCGGAAACTCTTGACCCGCGAATTGCTACTCTGCGTGACATCATAGAAGCTCATGCAAGTAGGTCTACTGTGAAAGATGGTGCCCAAACTTTCATATCCGCTTTTACAGGCAAGACTCAATTTGCCCCTATTTTTAAAGACTATCTAGATCGTCCTGCAGTAGACTTCGTAGAGACTTTTGCAGATGACGAAACAAATCCTCTCGTAAAAGTATACGAGAAAAATGAAAAGGTCAATCCCCGTCGGGACATGTATTCTCGCGTGGGTGCCATAGAATTTCACATCAAAGATCAGCTTACTCGTGTAGGAGCTTTGGAAGAATTGTTTCCTGAAGGTATGCCTATGGCTACCGATAGGGTTGTTCGTCCGGACAAGCCAAAAGCAAAAGCACGTCGTTACAGTTACAATCCCGGTCTCATGGGAGAGTGGCTCACCGCACTAGATGAATACGGTCGCAAAAATCCAAAAGACATTGGCATCGTAAAAGCCCTAGAGGCACAAGCGCATATGGGATTGCGTACGGGAGAGATTATGAATGCCCCAGCGAGTGCTTTTGTCCCTCCTGAAAAACGCAGTGCATCGTGGGGATTTTTTCTTGACACGGATACGCCGGGCGTCAAGATGGATGAAAACTTAAACATTGCAGTTGGTCCTCGCACATATAACATTTTACAACATGCACTTAATGTGAGTCCAGCGAATGATCGTAATCTTTTTGTAAATCCTAACGGTTCTCCTATTGGAAAGGGGGAGATGACCCGCGTTGCCAAGCTGATCAAAGTTCCCGGGATTATGACTGACGAACTTACGGGGCAAAAGCTAGACAATCTTCAAGAAGCATATGATCTTCGTCGCATGTGGGTGACCTTGGCTCTTAATGAGTTCCCGGGACAGGGAGACAGGGTTGGTGCGGCTCAAGGTCGTGCCGTTGGTGCGGTCACTAAAGGCGGTGGTGCAGTCAAGGAGTATTATTCGCCTAGTCGAGGTTTTTACGGAAAAGAAGCCACGACTGTGCCGAACGTCATGGACGAGTGGTTATTCGAGGCCCGTACAGAAGAACTTCCCGCCGCCTCTCGCCCGCCAAAAGGACAGCGTGTTTCTTACGCTACGGATTTTGTAGTTAGTGATCCTGTGTTTGAGCCTGCTGATGCCCCCATCAAAATGGGAGACTTGACGGCACGTTACGTTGAACCTGCGCCAAAGACAGAAGTGATACGCCCGGACAAACCTCCGACAGTTTCCGAGCCTACTCCTACAGTCACTACAGACTCCCCTGATCCCAAGTCCATGAACGACCTGACTCCCGAGCTACAAGAAAAGTTAGGCAAGGGCGGGTTTGACTTGGATGCGTTCCTCAAAGGTGTTGGTAAAAAAGTGGGTGTCGCCGCTCTCATTGAAACAGGAAGACAGTTTGTTGAGGCCCCTCTTGAAACAGGCGCAGCCTTGGCTCAAGAGTATGGCATGGAAGCGGCAGCACTTGCGGCACGGGCACCCGCCTCAGTTGCGGCGGCTGTTCCTATGATCATGCAGCCGACCGCTATCACAGGCGGCGAAATGACTCCGGAAGCACGGATGGAAGCTGCAGCTATGGAACCGGCTAACATGCTCGATGAAAGCACAGAAGATATGGAACGGATGGCAATCGCTGATGCCGGATTCGTTTCACGAAACAGGGAACCTGAAACCTCCCCTGCCCCCGAAGCAGGTTTCATCACTCGTTAATTTGGGAGAAGACCAATGAGCAACTATAACTTTGGTGCTGCATACATTATGAATTCACCGAACACTTCGGTCGATGACGCAATGGGTTCAGACCAGTTGTACCGTGAGGGACTTGAGTTCGATACCAAGACCGCACAGGGTGTTCTGACAGAGGATATGCCGAAAAAAATGACTAAAACGGCTGTCGATCCTGCTGTCATGCGTATGGCTGAAGAACGCGATTACTAAAATATGTCAGAAGATAATTTTCTCCAACCAGCGGACGACACCGCTGTAGGTCTGCTCAATCCTGAAGAGCAGATGCCCGGGCTTGCTGGCTACGTTCAGCGCAAGTTCGAGGATTCTGAAAATGGCCGCTATGCCCACGAGCAACGCTGGCTACAGTCCTACAAGAACTTCCGTGGCATCTACGACTCGACCACCCAGTATCGCGACTCGGAGCGGTCACAGGTGTTTATCAGGATTACCAAGACGAAAGTTCTTGCAGCCTACGGCCAGATCGTTGACATCTTGTTTGCGAACAAGAAGTTTCCGCTCGTCGTTGAGTCCACTCCCGTGCCAGAAGGCATCGCGGAGTTTGCTCACATGGAGACTCCCCTCGACCAAATCGACCAGCAGGACCCCTACGGCTTCGCTGGAGACGGTCGAGAACTTTTGCCGGGTGCCCTACAGGCCGAGGACTCAAAGGCGTTCCTAGGGGGCTTACAGGGCGAATACGGGCAACTTCCCTTGCAAGAGGGGCGGGCACGTATGGGTGAACCCCAGATCGAACCGGCAAAGATTGCGGCTCACCGCATGGAGAAAACTATCCACGACCAGCTTCTCGACACAAGTGCCGTAAATGTGTTGCGAAGTTCTATCTTCGAATCGTGTCTTCTGGGCACGGGCATCGTAAAGGGTCCGTTCAACTTCTACAAGCGCATGCACCGCTGGCAGCGCGACGAGACGGGTGAGCGGGTTTACATGCCAGAGGAAAAGACGGTGCCCCGCATCGAAATGGTTTCTGCATGGGACTTCCATCCGGACCCGTCAGCAACCAGCATCGACGACTGTGAGTACGTCATCGAACGTCACCGCATGAACCGCCAGCAACTCCGCGCTCTTATCAAGCGTCCCTACTTCATGGCCGACGCAATCGAGGAGTGCCTTGCAAAGGGGCCGAACTACGAAGACAAGTATTACGAAGACACCATCCGCGAAGACGAGACCGAGCCATACTATCAAAGCAATCGATACGAGGTCTTGGAATACTGGGGCGTCTTGGACTCCAAGCTGGCATACGATGCGGGTCTCGAAGGCTCCGACAAGATGTCAGAGTTCGACGAGGTGCAAGTCAACGTCTGGGTTTGTGGTGGCATGGTCATTCGCTGTGTCCTCAACCCGTTCACACCAGCCCGCATCCCGTATCAGGTGTTCCCATACGAAGTCAACCCCTACCAGCTTTGGGGCGTTGGTGTGGCCGAGAACATGGAAGATGCACAGAAGCTGATGAACGGCCACGTTCGTATGGCTATCGACAATCTCGCTCTTGCTGGCAACCTTGTCTTTGATGTTGATGAAGCCAGCCTTGTGCCGGGACAGAACATGGACATCTTCCCCGGAAAGATTTTCCGTCGTCAGTCGGGTGTGACAGGCACGGCTATCAACGGCCTCAAGTTCCCGAACACTGCCGGTGAGAACTTGCAGATGTATCAGATCAGCCGCCAACTGGCAGACGAAGAAACAGGCATACCGTCCATCGTACACGGACAGACAGGGGTAACAGGAACCGGACGAACAGCCGCAGGTCTATCGATGCTGATGGGCAGTGCTGGCTTGTCGATGAAGACAGTTATCAAGAACATCGATGACATGCTTTTGAAGCCGCTGGGCGAAGCATACTTCCAGTGGAACATGCAGTTCAATGAAGATGCAGAAGACATCGTAGGTGATCTTGAAATCAAGCCACGCGGCGTAGCCGCAGTCATGCAGAAGGAGGTCCGCACACAGCGACTCACCTCTCTGCTGCAGACTGTCGCCAACCCCATGCTGGCACCCTTCATCAAGATTCCAAACCTTATGCGCGAACTGGCGATTTCACAGGACATCGATCCTGACAGTCTCGTCAACGATGCCAACGAGGCACAACTCTACGCGCAGATGCTGAAAGGGCTGATGGCAAATGTACAACAAGGAGCAAGCGAAGCTGCTGGGGCCGCTCCTAGCGAAGCCGGAGATATGGGCGGGGCTGGAGGAGTACCTCCAACTCCTGAAGGAACAGACCTTCAAGGGTCTGGTAACGGCACAATCGGAGTCGGAACTGCGCCAACTGCAGGGGAAAGCGGCTTTACTGGAAATGCTCCTCAAACTGAAGGATAACCACGAGGCTATAATCAAGAATGGCTGATCGTCTGTTTCTTTTTGATGATGATGATACTGACACGGAAGTAACTCCCTTCCGGTTCACGGGACAGCGCGGGCTGAGTGTCGAAGACTATGAAGGTGGTCGAGTTAACTTTGGTAGTCAGTTCCTACAGTTGCCAGACCTAGAAGCACAGACAGGTATCGACGTAGACCCTGATGAAGACATCACGGAGTTGGCGGAGCCTGCAAAGCGAGAAGAAGACGACGATCCGAGCGATGTCCTTAGTGGCACACTAAATGTCCCACTCTTCGGGGGCGCAGAGGGACAGGTACGAGAAGGCACTGAGGTTACATTTTACGATGACTTCAGGATTAACACCACAGGTGGGATATTCGACTCCTATTCAGACTACTTGAAGTCCGAATCTCAACTGGCTGACAGGGTCAATCTGGTTCAGAACCTCATCGAACCGGCTTTTACAGATAGAGAAATACAATTCGGAGAAGCTGTCAAGAAAACGGGTGAACAAACAGGAAGACAGATCGGTGAAGAAGTTGCTGAAACACCGTCTCGTTTTGAAAGACTCATCAAGGGAGAACTTGACGCAGAGGATTCGGCGAAGCTGGCTGGCGGGGCGATGGCTTTAGCAGGAGCGGCCGGTGCTGCAGGAAGCACCCTCATCGGGGGCAAACCAGTCAGGAATGCCTTTGGCAAGAATAGTTTCCGTCCTGCTGGACTTTTAGGTCTTGCAGCGGACATGGTTCACTCAATTCAGTACGATCACCTGAAACAGATACGCGCCGTGAGGGCTGCGAACTTTCCGGTGTATGATTCCGCCCTTGGCAGAATGGTGGCACCTAAAGGTGTGGACACAGGCTTTGCCATGACCATTGGCAACTACGGTATCACCCGCGCACCCGGGGGCAGGAGCTACACCGGCAACACTCGGGGCATGAACATCGATCAGCTTGTCGCTTTGGAAGCTATCAGCAAGGGCTACGATCCCGGCAACAGCGCAGGAACCAACGCCTTCAACTCTGCTAAGTTTGGGACAGTTGAAGAGCAGGGCGGCATGTTCATATCCGACAACAAGATGGCCGGTTTCTTTCGTCCTAACGGCAGTTTCTACGATCCGCGCTTTGGAAGGTCGGGAGCATACTCCACACAGAAACAGGCAGAGACAGCGGCGAAGACAGCCGGTGTTAGTTACGATCAGTTCCAGAACGCACTTGCTCAAGCAAGAAGCGGTAAAGTCACTCTTCAACAAGCCCTTACAAGCATCAAGGCTGCAGAGGCAGCAGCGCAAAGAGCCGCAGAACAAAGGTTGAAAGACCAGCAGGCAGCAGAACGTGCGCGGAAATTGCGGGAAGAGCGGGAAGAACGTCTACGGAAAATACGAGAACGAGATCAAAAAGCGCAAGCAGAGCTACGTCAGCGTCAACAAGAAGCTGCCGCTGCTGCAGACGCCGCTGCTAGAGATAGAGATAGAGATAGAGACGAGGATGGTGGTCCCTCTGGAAATGAGTACGGTTTTGACAGCGGTCAATCTTTTGGCGTCGGGTCTTCAGGAGGATTTGCCGGTGCCCTTGCAGAAGGTGGCCGTGTCGGTCTTGCAATGGGTGGCGCACCCCGCGTGGCATCTGGCTTTGTAGACCGTCCGCCTGATCAAGTACCTGAAGATCAGACTGTCGCAGACAATCGCCCGACTCAACTGCCCGAGGGCGCGTTCGTTATCAACGCTGCAGCAGCCGAGTTCATGGGAACCTCTGATGTTCGCAAGATGCTTATAGACGCGCATGAAGAAGCACTTAGACGCGGAATAGTAGTTGACAAACGAGGAAACGGTGCTAAACTAATAGACGTGGCGATTTCTAGCGGCGAAGTCGTGGTCGCTCCTCACCTTGCTAAAATTATCGGCTATGATCGCCTGAACAAGATCAACAATCGCGGCATGGCCGAAACCCGCGAACGTATCCGCGAGAACGGTCAGGATCAAGCCCCGGCAACAATGCAGGCTGCTACGGGCATGTTGATTTCAGGACAGATGGTAAAACCTACGCTGACGCAACAAGACTTGCGTGAGCAGGGTTTCCTCTCCCGAGAATATCCTGCGATGCCGGATACCCCTATTCCATCTCGGGATGAAGACACCTACTTCGGCTACCGCTTTGGCTCTATCAAAGACGCTATCAAGAGTGTCGAAATCAAAGGGTTCGAAGACAATCCCTTCATCTTCACTGGTGTTCGCAAGAAGGGTGGCAAGTCTTCTTCTGCCTTTGGCCCTATGCAGATAACGTCAAGCACCCTACGTGATTTCAAAGAACGCAGTCCTGAATACAATTTTCTAGACGATTCCGGTAAGAAATACGTAGATGACTTGATACAGCAGGGCGATGATAAAGTCAACATTGATTTGTATCAAAAGATTTACAGAAATAAAAAAGCGCAGCCCACGTCGAAAGAAACTAAGCAGAAGTTCGGACGCTACGGGCAGGGCGTGATTCCAAGAGAGGCCCATGAAAAACACTACAATGTAGTGGCAGACATGGTTCTTCGACTCAAATTATCAGATCACGAGAACATCAGGGATGCAATAGCCTCGTATGGAGAGGGTTCTGCATACGCGAATAAAGTTCTCAAAAGTCTGGAATAATTCGTCAGCTACCCGCAGGTTCGCGGCCCTGACACAACCGGAGCGGCTACCCACAGCCAAGTGGCCCCGCATATGAGGTAAAACAAATGGCAAAAAAAGTAAGAGGCCACCGTGCCAACAAGCCGAATGATTCCTTCGGCACTATCAACAGCGAAACGCTGTATCGTGGAAAGTACCGTGATGAAGTCTACAAAGATGAAGACGATGAAGCGGAAGAGTCTGTAGAAGCACAGGATGCGGACCCCCAAGAGGCTACTCCGCAAGAGCAAGCAGACAGCTTTGTTGAAACAAAGAAAGAAGAAACCCACGATTACAAAAAACGGTATGACGACTTGAAGCGTCACTACGATGAAAAGGTCGGAGAGTTCAAGACTGAAATCGAAAACCTTCGTAGGACCATGACTCAACACGCAGAAGAAATGCCGCGTGGAGTCTCACCGCCAAAGACTGCGGAAGAACTGGAAGAGTTCAAGCAACGATATCCAGACGTGTTCGAGGTGGTGCAAACCGTATCAAGTCTGCAGACCGAATCACAGGTTGCACAACTCCGCGAAGAACTTGGTTCTATCAAGGAGCGGGAACAGGAGCTAGAAAAGCAGAAAGCCTTTGAGGAACTGCTTCGTCTCCAGCCCGACTTCAACGAGATCAAGACGGATGAAAAATTCCTCACTTGGCTCGAAGAGCAACCAACATCAATCTCAGACGGCATCTACAAAAACAATAAGGATGCTCGATGGGCGGCACGGGTCATAGACCTCTACAAGGCCGACACCGGTCTTACCAAGAAGAAAACCAAGTCTTCGTCTGCTGCTGAAGCTGTCACAAAAACTCCTGTACGGGAAGTAAGGACAGAGGCAACAGACGGAAAAAGGATTTGGAAGGCTTCTGAAATCGGTCGGATGAAACCGTGGGAGTTCGAGAAGAATGAAGCTGAACTCGACACTGCACGGGCAGAAGGCCGAATAGACTACAACTCTTAAACCTCAACAAAGGAAGGACAGACCAATGGCTTTTGGTACTGCTGCAGGTTATGGTAACCTGCCTTCCGGTAACTTTACACCGGAAATCTTTAGCCAAAAGGTTCTCAAATTCTTCCGTCGCGCTTCGGTTGCAGAAGATATTACGAATACCGACTACGCTGGCGAAATTGAGAACTTTGGCGACACCGTCCGCATTATCAAGGAGCCGACAATCACCGTCTCCTCGTATACTCGCGGCTCGGTAGTGAACGCACAAGACCTTGCTGACGATCAGATCACTATGGTGGTCGATCAGGCAAACGCCTTTTCGTTCAAGATTGACGACATCGAAGAGCGTCAGTCTCACGTAAACTTCGAAGCACTTGCGACTTCTTCGGGTGCATACTCCCTGAAGCGTAAGTACGACGCTAACGTCCTCGACATCATGGCGACTGACGCAGGTCTCAATGGTGAAACCACTGCTGCCACTACCCAAATCTCGGGTATCGGTACGCTCGGTTCTGCCCTTGACATCGGTGGTGCATCTAGCCCCGGCGATACTGCTGTCAACACCATGCTGAAGATGGCAGAGGCACTCGACAACGAATCGGTTCCGGAAGAGAACCGCTGGTTCGTTGCTCCCCCAGCATTCTACAAGCACCTCTTCTCGGCTGGTGCGAAGTTCGCAGAAGTTCAGGTAACTGGCGATGCGACTTCCCCGCTGCGTAACGGTCTTGTTTCGCTGGGCAACATCGCTGGCTTCCAGTGCTACAAGTCCACCGCCCTCGTATCGACCGGCGGCACGGATCAGGTAACGCTGACTGGCCTTGCTACGGACGGCTCTGAGAACGTGATTCTCGGTGGTCACATGTCCTCAACGGCTACCGCTTCGCACATTGCGAAGACCGAGGTTGTCCGTTCGACTGAAACCTTCAGCGACATCGTTCGCGGTCTGCATGTCTTTGGTCGGAAAGTTCTCCGTCCGGAAGCCATCGTCCGTGGCGTTGTTAGCCTCGACTAGTAGGGAGGACTGAGTAATGGCTACTTATGATCGTACTATTACCGGCGGCGGTACTGTAGGGCATCCGGGCAACTTGCCCCGTCCGTACATCGTCACCTCCCCGGTTTACGACGCGGTGGATAACACCTCGCTCGCTGGCGCTGACATCGTCAAGCTCATCGATCTGCCTGCAGATACGATGGTGATCGGCGGCTGTCTGGAAGTCCTTGAGGCTTCGGGCAACGCTTCCGTGACGCTTGACGTAGGCACCAGCGATGATGTTGACGCCTTCGTTGACGGTGGCGCAAGTAACGCTGCCGCAATCCTTCAGTTCAATCTGAAGGCGACGGCAAACAACATGGTCACTTCTGCTGACTCTGTTCAGGTGACTGTGCTTGACTCCGGATCGTCCGGTACGACTGCACTGCGTTTCCGTGTACACGCCGTCCTGTGCGACGTGTCGCAGAACCCTGTTGAGTCTGCTACGGTCTCGACCGGCACATAACAAACTTGTCAGGGGGGCGTGTTGCCCCCTTGACTAACTTTCTTTTATGTGATAAAAGCAGGAATCCCCTGCCGGGGTAAACCCCTAGAGGAGTGTTCCTGATGAACTACATCACAAGTAATGTGCCGTATTTTAAGGCGTGGGTGCGGCGCGAGTATACAACAAATCACGACAGATATCATGGTGAATTCTTACATGCCATGATCATCGGTGTAACCACCCTGCCTATGCGTACCCTGTCTTTTCAAGTTCTATTTACGGGTTGCGAGGAAGATGAAAACGTACACGGCGGAGCGATGTGGGCGCGTATGCCCCTCACAGCCTTAGTAGGGGATACACCCTTAGATGAGTGGCCTGAACCTATACCTACTTATCTGGCACAGCCGTGGGACTGTCAGTCACATCACCACTCAGTATTTGTACTCAACAGAGGCACACCGTGTCCGTGGCTGGCTAAGATAGACGGAGAGTTCTATCCGGCTAAGTATTACTTCACTGTAGACTACACAGACACTGAAGTAGCGGACGATCCAGCACAACACAAGCAGAGTCATGTACTCGAACTGCTAGACGCTGGCAAGTGGACAGGCAACATGGTTGCCCTTCCTAATAACCGAGTCAGGGTAACTAACCCTGCGTGGTTTGTAACGGGCGACGGCCCGCCGGATTTCACTCCTAGTCAGTGGGTCCATCATTCAAAGCAAGACCCGAACTACGTCAGTGATACGGCACGGGTATTCGACAACCTCTATGCGGAGAACAGTTATGAAGAAGATGATGAAGAGTAAAGGCATGGCAAAAGGCGGAATGCGCGGCGGTCGTAAGATGATGATGCGTAAGGGCGGTCGTACTGCCATGAAGTCTAAAGGCTATGCAAAGGGTGGCGCAGTAGGCGGCAAGAAAAAGAAGGCGGCAAAGAAGCCAGCTATGACTCTTGCACAAGTTCGTGCCGCAGCTAAAGCAAAAGGCTACAAGCTCGTAAAGGCGTAAGCTGATGGCGAAACGTCCCGGACTATACGCCAACATTGCAGCCAAGCGTCGTCGCATCAAAGCAGGTAGCGGCGAGAAGATGCGTAAGGCTGGCAGTAAAGGCGCACCAACAACCGGCAACTTTAAACGTGCGGCTCAAACTGCAAGGAAGAGATAATGGCACGTAAAGCCGACAAGATGCCTGCCCGTAATAAAAAGAATTTTCGCCCCACCAAGAAGGGCGCGGGTATGACGGAAGCCGGGGTAAAAGCGTATCGTCGCAAGAACCCCGGCTCTAAACTCAAGACTGCGGTCACAGGCAAAGTTAAGCCCGGAAGCAAGGATGCAAAGCGACGTAAGTCGTTCTGTGCCCGCTCTGCAGGTCAGATGAAGAAGTTTCCGAAGGCTGCAAAGAATCCGAATAGCCGCCTGCGACAGGCGCGGAAGAGGTGGAAATGCTAAGTGCATTGATCGGCCCACTGTCTAGCCTTGCAAGTACGTGGCTAGAGGGCAAGGTCGAAAAGACAAAGGCCGAGACCGGTGCAAAGGTTGCACGAGCGAAAGCAGAAGCAACCATCATGGAGAAGAAAGCAACCGGTGAAATCGACTGGGACTTGGAAGCGATCAAGGGTAGCCAATCCTCGTGGAAGGACGAGTGGTTGGTTATTTTGTTTTCGGTTCCTTTAGTTCTTGCATTCATTCCGGGTATGGAGGGGGTAGTAGCCAATGGATTCCAGCAACTCGAAGCTATGCCGCAATGGTATCAATATTCTTTGGGGGTTATCGTTGCTGCCTCATTTGGCGTTCGTTCAGCTACTAAATTCTTTGGGAAGAAGTAGGCATGGCCGAAGTCACTATGGAGCGCATACTGAAGTGGAAGATACTCCCCCGTTTGATGATGTTGGGGATGTCGATCTCGGCATGGCGCGTGGTGGAGTGGTTCATGGGACTAGCGGACCCGACAAGTCAACAGGCTGCACTTGTAAGTGTGGTGACGGGGGCGATGACGGGAGCGTTCGCAGTGTGGATGGGACATGAGACGAACAAATGAAATATAACACATCACATTTCTTAGATAAGCTGATTGCACATGAGGGCTTGGTCCTCACCGTGTATCAGGACACTCTCGGCATCGACACTATTGGTATCGGGCGCAATTTGAAAGACCGGGGGATCAGTAAAGAAGAACTCGATTACATGGACATTCCGTCGATGGCTATCGTGTACGAACACGGTATCACAGAAGCGGATGCACGTTATCTTGCCATGAACGACATCAAGATCGTAGAGGACGAGTTGTGCCGTGTGCAACCTGTCGTCAACGACTTGGATGCCGTACGTCAGTTGATCCTGATGGACATGGCTTTCAATATGGGTGTGCCACGCCTCTGTAAATTTAAGAAGATGTGGGCTGCGATCCACGAGCGTAAGTTCGACGCCGCTGGGCGGGAGATGCTCGATTCCAGATGGGCGAAACAAGTAGGTTCGCGGGCCACAAAACTCTCGGACGCGATGAAGAAGGGTGAATTCTAATGGGCAAGCGTAAGAACACCACCATGAGTGGCATAGAAAGAGACGAAAAGAACTATGGTCTGCGAGAGTTTTTAGATGACTACGGACCAGTCTCAAATTTTATTCGTCTACTCAGGGGGCATGACGAAAAAAAACCTGCTATGCCCCCCGGATTAGGTGGAAAGGGGTTTGATGCTATCAACCCAAGTTCTCCTAAAGGACGTAAAGCCTCTAGTAGTGCAGAGAAGCCTGACTGATGCCCTTAACTAAAAAAGGTAAAGACATCATGCAGTCAATGAAACGTACCTACGGGGGCCGTAAGGGTGAGCAAGTCTTCTACGCAACACGCAACGCCGGAAAGATTGAAGGCGTGGAGAAAGAACAAGAACTCAAGAAGGGTGGCCGGGTTAGAAAAGCTGGCAAATCGTCGCGCCCTAAAAAGAAGAGCAAGAGTAGAGTTAATGAGGCTGGCAACTACACTAAGCCCGGAATGAGAAAGCGACTCTTCAACCGTATCAAGGCTGGTGGCAAGGGCGGACGCCCGGGACAGTGGTCGGCGCGTAAAGCCCAGATGCTTGCGTCAGCCTACAAAAAAGCAGGGGG